CAGCTTGGAGATGCAGACCGTTTGTGATCGTGACATCGGACTCACCAATCCAGACATCCTTTGTCTTCGTCGTGATCGTCAGTTCAGCCTTATCGGAATTCGTTGCGGCACAGATCAGTGTCGCGGCGGTTCCAAGCGTAACCTGGTTTGCAGTGATACTCATTAGAGTCCCTCTGGTTGTACGGTGACTGGTGCAGCGCCAGTGTGCTTAATTGTTGTGATGCCAGCAATCCTTGCGGCATCTGCTGGATCGTATCCAGCGCGTACCAGGATTCCTGCGATGTCGGCGCGCTGTCGTAGGTCTGCTGCGTCAGCGGCAGCCTGGTTCAATGGCATTCGGTAGACATCGCCGCTGTCAATTGGCGTCATGTCCTCCATCTTTCTGATGTCATTAACGCTCGCCCAACCTTCTTGGATGGCGATACGGTGGACCTCAGCGCGAGCCTGTGCAGTGCCACGAAGAATGCTGTCCATGTTGAATCGGACAAATGCATCTGGCGGAAGCAGAAGCGTTGAGAGCTGTCGCTCAATTGCCTCAGTTAATGGGCGCAATGTGTATTGCACGAACGCCAGGTTCTGCTGTTCAACTGAGGAATAAGACATTGCACCAGGTGTCGTGACGCCAATCAAGACTGGCGGGACCCTGAAAATTCTAGCGATCTCCTCCGTGGAGAAGCCTCGCGACGCAAGAAGTTGCGTGTCTTCTGGCTTAAACGAGAGCGGCTTCCAGGTGCTTCCACCAGTTAGCACGCCAGGCGTGTGCATGTTTACGCCAGTATGATGGCGAATCCACCCAGCCTTCAGCGTCTCTGCCTGATCTTTTGTAAGTTCGTGAGGAACTTCAATGATGCCAGACGGCATGCTCGCAGAGTTGAACAGCGACGCGGCGCTCTCATCAAGCGTTGCGCTAAGACCGAAGGTTCGGCGCAGCTGCTCAATTGGATTGATTCCGCGCAACTCTCCTGGCAAGGTGAGCAGCGGAATATGAATCATGGTCTCTTGTCCGTAGACAATGTAGTCGGTGCCATCACCCTGCTGCACGCGATACTTCACCTCGCGACCTTCGCGGAAGATGGTTACGCGGCGCGGATCTACAACCCGTACCTCAAGTACTTCGCCACTTTCCGAGCGTGGGCAGTATAGGAAAGTGTTTCCCTCTGTATAAAGGCTGACAATGACTTCTGAAATGAGCTGATTGAAAGTGTAGCCAGGCTCATCTGGAATCGGCACGAGCATCCACGAAGGCTTGTCTCCGCCTGGGCGATATGGTCGGCGCACGCCACCCGTGCGAATAAATGCGTCAGCAGGGAAGCTACTGACCACATCTGCCAGCAGCCGCACGCTGCTCCAGGCGCTGCTTAGTGCGAGCGCGCCCTTTGCATCCATGCTGCTGTTTGCAAATGGTACGCGATCAAACTTCATGCCCTGGATCTGCGTGATTGCGCGCTGATCTTGTTCGCCAAGGATTCGTCGTAGAAGACTCACTCGTTACCTCGCTTGTAGCCGATTGCGGCAAGTAGGATGCCAGCTGCAACCAAAAGGCTGAGCGGCTCAATAAGTGCAAGCCCACTAACGATCAGTGCGGCTCCGATAAGTTCAAGTGCGGTTGATTTGCTCACAGGCTTATAAACTCCGCTGTAGGCTTCTTGACCACATGTTGTGAATGATATTTGGCGCGGTCCCAGCTCATGATCGCACACACTCCTGCATCTATCTTGCGCGGTGAGCCTTTGTGCTCTTTTACGACTCGCGGACCAAAGCGATCAATCTTGACGGTGCAATTGTCTAGGTGTCGTGCAAGCACTGGATCGCCGTTGTGCGAGAGTTTTTCTTGCACAACCGCGTCCATGAAGCCCGCACACGCAGGCACCATTCTTGCAGGACTTTGTGAGTACACGACCACGGGCAGTCCATCGTTTTCCCACTTCTGCAAAACAGAAGCCCAACGATATGGGTCGGCTGCAATTTCTCGCACCTGGTAGGTCTTACAGATGTCGTACATCTTCGCTTCAACTTCGTCCATTGGAACTTGCCAATGTGGATCGTCAAGCGGTCGCTCCCAGATTGCAAGCGTCTGGATAAATCCGTCCATTGTGCAAGCGACAATTGCAGTACTATCGTTAGAGAAGGCACCGTCAAACGCGACCACAACATCTTCGCCCTTTTCAAGCTTGCGCTCAACTGCGAGTCTGTCCCAGGCGCCATTCGGTAGCCATGCTGTAGTTGTAGTAACCCACTGATTAAGCCGCTTCGTACGCAGTTCCATTTCGCTAATGGACTTGACGGCGCTCTCAAAGTCTTCTGGGTTTAGATAATCGCCGTAGGCTGGATTTGCGGAAGCCCACACCGCAGGGTCGCGGTAGTCGGCGCCGTCAGGTGCGCCCCACCATCGGAAGAAGAATGTCGGATCGTCAATCTCGCCCGACTGCACTCGCATGCCGTATTGCCAGAGCTTGTAGCAGATCGTGTCTTGCCCATGGCTGTCGGTTCGGCTACCAGCGGTCGTGATCGCCACGATCAGTGGCTGCTTGCGCGTACCAGATCCCAGGTTGATGGTGTTCCAGAGCCTATCGTCAGGCTGGACATGCAACTCGTCTACCACGGCGAGAGAAGGGTTGAGACCTTCTGCTCGTGAGGCGTCTGCCGATAGCACGCGGAAGACTGATCCGTTCGTCGGATACTCAATCACATCGCGCATTACGCGCAAGCGTTGGCTCAAGATGGGATCTAGCTGCACCATGCGTGCCGCTTCAGAAAAGATAATTCGCCCTTGCTGTCGGTCACCAGCTAGTGCATATACTTCAGAGCCTGGCTCATCAAGAATCAAGCCATGCAATGCAATGCCTGCACCCAGAAGTGATTTCCCGTTCTTCCTAGGAAGACCAATGAGTGCGCGTCGGTGTTTGCGCAGACCGTTTTCGTCGGTCGCGTAGAGTTCACGCAAAAGCGTTTTTTGCCATGGTCGCAGTTGTATAAGTTGTCCTGCAACATCGCCTTTAGTTAAGCGGCAGAAGTTCTCAATGAATTGAATGACTGAATCGCCCTGACTAGCGTGCTCGCTTTGCTGCGCTGATGAGCGCGTCAAGTTTCGCTGCCGCCGTGTTCGCTTCGCCATCCAATTCACCTCTCAGTCCGCTGCGTGCCGCAGGCGTCAGCCCAAGCTTAGACGCAAGCTGAAGCATAAGCACAGCATTGTCCCGAACGATCTGGTGAAGCGGTGACTTTACGACCTCGCCGTTTTGACCTCGCGTCAACGGTCCAGTCTCCAGGTACATTTGTTCAGCCTGCTTGTACCGAACCGCAGCTTCGCAATAAAGCCGAAGCGTATGCAAGTCCGCAGAAGTCAGCATGCCCGTGTGAGCCACAGCCTCAATGACTTCATCCCAGACCACGCGAGCCTGATCGGAAAGATCGGCTGGCGGTGAGAAGTTTGCGCGCTTTGGAAGCGGCTCTTCATAGTTCACACGGCTGGGTCGGGTCTCACCTTTGAGCAGCTTGAGACGCGATGGCGCTGGCGCTGGACCGCGCTGTCCCATTCTTCACCATCCGTTTCTTGTAACAATCTAAACCCAAAAACCTGTCTGACCGTGCGGACGGGTTTCGGCGCGGGTCAGGAGCACCCTGAGCGTCCAGGAAAAGACCCCCTACCCCAGTAAGTAGCCCCTAGATGCGCCGTGATCGTCGTGTCTTGCCGTACTTGGAATGGCAAGGTTGACAAATGATTCTTAAATTCCCAAGTTCGTTGGTACCGCCCAGGCTCTGCGGCACGATGTGGTCCACAGTAAGTTTCTGATCTCTGCCCCCACAAATTTCACACCATGGCTGGCGAGCGCGAAGCAGGGTTGAGAGTTTCTGCCAGTCGTATCCGTATCCGCGCTGAGTCGTGCTAGGTCGTGGATGATTGACCCTAGCTCTCTTGTGCTTTGAACAGCGGGAAGCGTTGGTTGGTATCCCACATGTCAGACAAGGTTGAAGCACGGTGGCACCTCTGCGTCCAGTGCGCCTGCGTTGCCGTGCCAACGGCTGACATCAGGCGTCAGCTCCTAACCGCAATACCATGCGCCTGGTCTGCGATGTAGCAAACAGGGACGGCAAAGCCAGTCCCATGCGACATTGTATTTCAGGGCAGCTTCATGTCGCGAGCTTCATTGCCCAACAGACGCAGCCTAGGTTCCTGGTCTGTCTTAGTGCGAAGGATACTACATCAACCCTTAATGCTTGTGTCAGATGTTTGGCACAGGTAGCATCGGTGCAATCAACTCAGCGATGGCGTCAGTGCCGCGCTCATAGTGATCCTCATACACCAGGTGCCACGGTGTCCATGCTGCTGATCCAAGCACATCCTCTAGTGCACCGACTGCATGGTCAGCCATAGCCAGGTGAACATGGGTCAGCTCATGGCAGATGGTCAGGCGCTGTTCGTCTGGCTTCTGCTGCCAGAAGAGATTGCCTACACGCAGTGTCACGGTAGCCGCCTGGCTATGGACTTCAATGTCTGCATAGCGATCCTCTGGTGCCACCTCTGCTACCACGCTGATCTTCCAGTTCGCCAGGTTCATGATGCCAGCGCACTCGCGGACATACGCCTCTAGCTTGTTGAGCTTGTCGGAGCGCGGTGTTACCTTCGCCATATCTCTCCCAATACTTCCGCAATTGCTTCTACAGTTTCAGGTGTCTAGGTATTACCCCGCTCCGAAACGCCCGTCTCCGTTGATCTGGGACGGGCATTTTAGTAACACTAGACCGATTCAGTCGCTTCAGCGTCAAGCTGGGCATCCGACTTAACGGCGCCGATCATAGCAGTCGGAGCCTCCTGGTACCTCTCCATGATCAGTGTCAAAGTCCTGTCCAATGCTTCAAGCCATGGTTCACGGTGCGACATCAACGGGTAGCGTGAGCCGATGGCTTCTTGTGCCAGGAAGATGTTCCCTCGTGCAGCCAGGAGAGCGCGACCGATCTCCACAGGTCTTGGATCGCCAGCTCTTGCCCTGCATCGTTGAAGCCTTTGGATCGCAGCGCGCATCGGGTAGCGATAGCGCGTGGAGATCGTGGTCTGCTTCGTTGCCTGCTCTGCCTGGGTTCCTTCTTTGACATACGACTCATCCCTTTCCGACACGGTAGCAAATGCAGCATGGTCAATGAACCCGCTGAACTCTTTCGTCCAGGCTGGGTTACCGCCGTCATCCATCTCCTTTGCCCGATGCATTGCCAATGGCAGATCGTCAATGTGTTGCGTGAACCAAACGATCTTACTGGATAGCGTCATGCTCTAATCCTCCCTGCAATTGTCAACCTGACACACGGAACGCGCATCGCCATGCCGCTGATCTCCTGCGCCAGTTCATCTATGGCGGCAATCTCTTCGCATCGCTCGCACTTACTCACCCAGTCGTAGTCCAGGTCATCGTCTGGATGGCGAATCCAGTCTCCCATCTTGTGCTTCTGTAGCTTGAGTGCGATCTCAGCCACTGACAGTTGAGCCAGCTTGCGCCACTCACCGTCGTAATGCTCTGCCTTCCAGAAACTCTCCACCATCGGCTTCAACGGTTGCAGCGTCTCTTTGCTGTCTCGCCTCACCTGGCGAAGTTCTACTGTTCGCCATGCTTCTGCTGGTGGCTCACCGTATCGCTCAATGACCTTCTTCTCAACCTCTTCAGGGACTCTTCGCTCTTCGGACATGAATGCCATGAGCGACCTCTTACTGATCCCAAGGGACTCAGCCATTGCCAGAGTTGATGCGCCACGCTCTCCATAGTTTGACGGGAAGTATTGATCGGTGAGCTGCACCAGGTACTTTCCCGTGAGCGATGCAATCTTCAACATGTTGCCTCCTCCTTTCAGGTGTCTACATACCCGACTACTTGTTTCCTTGCCTCTCCGTTGATCCTACAGGGTCATTTTCGTAACACAACTCCCAAAACCTTATGGAAGCACCTCCACTCTGACTTTTAGAACTCCACGCGACATCGGTGTTTCGGGACCAGCGAGCGCCTGCCATGCCTCTGGCGCCAGGTCAATCAGCTTCTCGTTCGGTCCAGCGTTGCACTGACACCAATCCACGATCCACACGACAATGGCGCGCTGGTTCGCACGGTTGCTGACAATCACGCGATATGGTGGCTTGCCCCACTTGAAGTCGCATCGCTTGCCACAGAGCTTGCGCAACTTTGGTCCAGCCGCTGCGTAGAACTTGTATTGCGGTTCACGCGTATACCAGGCATTGTTCCTGGTCGCGTCGTAAAACGACGCCTTCCCAAGTGCGAACGGCAGCGCAATAAGTTCACGCTCTAGCTTTACAGTCTCTGGCTTGAACGAGTCGCGGAGTTCTGGCTCTCGCTGCCAGCCCCACAGTCCCATCCCAAGACCGATCACGACTGCGAGAAGGAGCAAAGCTGGCGTGCGCATTACTGCTCTCGCGTCTCCACCCTGGCAGAGATGATTGCCCTCTCAATGTCAGCGATGCCAGCCACGATCTTGATTGCAGCGGTCACGCCATCCATGTAGCCAAGCGCAAACTCTGTCTCGCCCAAGATCTTGCCGACCTCTTCACGGTGTCGGATGAGCTTCATGACTCGCTGCTCCACGCTGTCTTCGGTCTTACTTCGTCGCACTGGCATCCAGAATCTCCTTCCATGTTGGTCCTGCTTCGGGCTTCTCCCACACGGTGATGTATCCAATCTGCAATGGGAACACCCCAGCCGCAGCCAGGTGCCTCAAGATCTCTGACCCCTTGCCGCTCGTCTCGCTGAAGCAGTCATCTACGGCAATGGTACATCCAGGCTCTAGACGATCCCAGCATGCCCCAAGCTCACGAAGATGATGTTCGGCTGCGGCATTGGTGCCATCCCAATCATAAGAATCCAGGTACAGCAGATTTACATGCGGGATGTAGGTCAGCTCTTGCAGCGTCTCCACGGAGTCGGCGCAGATCGCACGGCAATTCTCAGTGAGGCGCATTGCCGTTTCACAAGCCGACTCGTCAATGTCAATGGATGTCAGCATTCCTCCGTGTTCGGAGACAAGCCAGTCCCAGATCCTGGTGCTCTGACCATCGCCGATCCAGTTGCCTTCTTGTCGGACGCATCCAGTCTCTACGATTATCAGCGGAGCACCTTGAGCCGCAAGCCTCTCGCAGATCAGCTCAAACGCTGGAACCCTGCCGCCGTAGCCGAAGTGATGACCAAACGCATTCTGAAATGCGCTGCGCCCCTGGTAAAGCTTCTGGCTATTTGGCATCTGTCTCATCCTTCGTGAAGTGCGCGACGAACTCATCTAGAGAAATGATCACGATGCTTCTTCGGCGCGTGCCAGGTCCAGGGCTATCACCCATGACAAGAATGCGGATCTGGTCGCTCTTCGCTGGCACCTGGGTCAGCCAATTCCACAGTCGCTCTGGGAAACTCTTGCCGACCTTCGTCTGCGCGACGATGGTGCCGTCACCAGACTGGACATCAATCTTCGTACCGAACTGCCCCACGCGCATTCCGTTCAGCAAAGCAGCCACCTCCCTTTCATAAGAATTGCCCCTTTGCCTGCTTCGGCGTCCGCGAACGCGGCGCGCAGTCATTGCTGGGTCATCGTTAGCCGCCTTGATCTGCTGGTCTTTGAAGTAGCCCATCCCTATGCGACCCCCTCTAGCTTGTGGGTTCCTCTTTCCCTGTTCACCTTGTAGCCGTTTGACTTGGCATCGCGCTCCCAGGAATCCATTGATCGTCGCACCCCTGCGCCGCGCGCTGCGTCGGCAAAGTCTCCCGTGCAGCTGTACATGTCCTGGGCGCAGTCCGCTACATCCAAGAGTTCCTGAAGTTGGAAGACTGTTGGCACGAACTTCTTTCGCGAACTGGCTGCGATGTACAGGGCGTAGAGTTCCTGGAACTGCGTATCGGCTAGGTGCTCGCAGTCGCGGCACGATGCGCGGTCTACATTTCCGAACAGGTGCGTCTGGCTGAAGCTAGTGCCTTCCATGTAGCTTGCGAGTGCGGCGCCGATCTTGATTGCCTTAAACATTATTCGCCTCCTTGCGAAGCTCTAGCCTGCTGGCGTCAGATCCGTGTCCGTAGCTGATAAAGCCCTGGCGGTATAGCGCCTTGATTGTTGACCTTGCGCTTGATACAACGGATCGCCCGAATGAATCGCTTTGCTCAAAGTCCTGCATGTAATTTGCGTAGTAGTCCGAATCGCTAATGAGTTCCGCAAGAGCTTCGTCGGTCATTCGCAGTGTGACCGTAAGCTTGTTCCTGGAAACTTCAACCGATGTGAAATCCAGGTCGCGTGAGAAATGATCATCCCAGAAGATCACTGGAACTTTTACGATTGCGATTCGCATTGACTGAACTTCCTGGTCTGCCATTTTGTTCACCTCCGTTTTCGGGAGAGCTGTCTTCTCTCCTCTGGTACAAGTGTACAACATGGCATTCAAGTCTGTCAACCCCTTGTTTTGAGCACGGTTTTTCTACTTGCCCCAACAGTTGCGATGCCACCAGGTCCAACGGTCGCGAAACCTGGTCTCTTGATAGCTGCGCGACAAAACGCGTAGCGAATCTTTCTGCGCAGCAATTTCATTGGTGCATTGCGCGCAAGTGCGCACAACCCAAATCACTTTGCCTTTACTCTCCGCAGTCTTGGCAGGCTTGCTGTTCGCCATCTTCCCTCCCATTGATAGCACTCATCAACTTGTGCGCTGCAACATGCACCGCATCTTCCACCGTGTTGCCCTGGTAGGCAATCTCTTGCCCATCGGAATCTACAAGAATGACGGCGGTGCCGTGTTCAGTTCGCGACACGCCATCAAACTTGTAGCCCATGTTTTCCGCGAGCACATTGAGCGTCTTGAAATCATCTTCACGACTCATAGTCGCTCCACGATGCGAATGCTTCTTGCAGTCCGTTCGGACTTTGCGATCCGCCCGTCGTGCGCCAGCGCCATAAGTTCGCGCTGCACCGTGCCGTGTGAGAGATCAAGAAGCTCCACGAGTTCCCTGATCGTTGGCGCGTAACCATTCTCCTTAACGAAGTCACGAATCGCTGTGACCAATACCTCTTGTCGTGTCATGCCTCATCTCCTCCTGTCATCCACTCATGCAATCTGCGGAATGTCTGATCGCTGTCAATGTTCGTTGTGTCAAGCGATAGATCAAACCGCACTTTGTCCCACTCTTGTTCTGTCACATCTTTGGTGCCGCTGACACCGCCTGCAACACGCCAATCTCGCTTGCCAATGTCGGCGGTTACCTGAACGATCTTGAAACCTTTCTCCAGGCTGCGAAGATAGTCCACCTCGCGAATGAGGCGAAGGTCATCCACGACCACTGAGCGCCCCATCATCTTGGCACCTTCGTACTTGTTGCGCCAAAGACCCAGCCAGTAGTCCTGGTCCACTTCTCGCAGCGCCTTGCCGATTCCTTGAAGCAGCTCTCGCCCAGTTGCAATCCAGAGCTTCTCGTTTCGGATCACATCAAAGAGCGATCCCTTCTGCAAGCCTGGGTATCTCTGAAGTGCAATCTCTTTGACTGCATCCGCAATGCCAATGCGGACATAGCCACGGTGCTCCACCAGATTCATGGCGAGCGTAGTCTTGCCAGAACCTTGTGGTCCAATGATCGCAATGTCGCTCACTTCATTTCCTCCAATCGCTCAGAAACTTTCAGGTGTCTAGACATTCGCCGTCTCCGTTTCGTCGCTCTCCGTTGATCCTACGGGGTCATTTTCTGGGGTTAGACCCCAAGATGACCGAATCGCAGTTTCATCCAGGAATTGGCGCACAGGTACCAGCCGCGCCGAATGCAACCTAAGTCGCGTGCCGTGTCCGTAGTCATGCGACTCGCACTCGCGCATGAACCTGGCGCGGGAACAAACCCCACCGACACGGAAGCTACCGTCAATGGGATGGCGTCGGTCCCCAAGCATCTGCACCAGGATCGCAGCCTGCGACTTGAATGCATCGGCGTCATCAAAGATCAGTTCCTGGAGCGTTGATGTCTTGGCATCCCAGGTCAGACCGAACGCGGTGAAGTCCGCCCCACTGTCTCCAGCGTGACCGATCTCCCAGTTCAAGATCTCTTGTCCAAGACCCAGTGCCTGTACCGCTGCCATCTCGCCCAGCCTTCCCATCAAGTCCACAGCCTCAGAGCTGCTGTGTCTGTCATACCACTTATCCGTGACCAGGTGTTCCACCTTAAACGCCTGCTTCGCAGCAGTCCACTCCAAGGCTTTGCTCAATGCTTGCGTCGTGAGCTTGATGTCTATCCAGTTCATTTCAATCCTCGCTTCAGGATATTTGCAATAGTTTCTGGCTTATTAAAAGAATTAAGTCTC